ACTGTTCTAATCATATCCATGTAGTGATTGTAATTAGCAATCAACATCTGAGTCTTAGAAGCTCCTGAGTTGGATGTGAGTTGAGTGATTGGAACACGAGCATTGTTGAAGTCACCATCTTGCGTAAAGCTTCGGCCAATAACACTACCCGTTTGGAAATACAAACGAAGTGCGTCCTCAGGATTATAAGCATTGCCCGTACCAAGGTCTACCTCGTTCAGACCATCAGCATCAATGAATACACCATCGGGTACTACACGCGCAATAACTTGCTGCAACTTTAAGTGGGTAATTTGAATAAGGTCAGCAAATGGAATCATCCTGCGAACCAACGATTCAATCACACCCTTGTACATACGAGGTGCACAAGCGAAATAATTAGGAATCGCGTGCTGAGATGCTGACTTAGGGCGAACCATGTTCTGAGACAACTCCCATTTCAAAAGGATGTTAGTTCCCATAACCATGATGCCCTCATACCATACGTCAATTATCTTCTCAATCTTCTCAAAGTTCCCTTCCTCCATCATTTCAGTTGGAGGATTGAACGTATCGTCTTTCTCAATTACACGTGTGCCACCATTGTCAAGCCTCTTCTTCTTGTATACAATCTTCTTGGTGGTCTTGTAGTTGAAGTACATCAAAGTGCAAGTATCTCTAAAGAACACGCTGTTCTCATAGAACCTTGCCACGTTGTAGTAGTCATACCATCCTTGACTATATTGAGATATCTCCTTGAGGTCTTCAGCGGTGAGTGATTGGTCAATCTTGTATAACTCAGTAAGCGGTACAGTTTTAATCTCACCCCAATAAAAACAATCTTTGAAGTATGGGTCTTCAGTATAGCTGTATACAATGTTTGCCGGGTCTACGTATGAAATCTTAACGCCTGTGCCCTGCAAGAACTCATGCTTGGCTACAGATATTCCCAATACGGTGCTGTCATAGTCAAGTCTTTTGCGGGTGTCTTGATAATGATTCTCGTCAAAGATTGTATTGATTGCCTCCTCTTCAGCTATCTCAATAGCAGGCTTGTAGTTAAGCTGCATATACAACGACAACTCATCATCGCTCTCAGGCAACTCATCAGGCTCAACCATAAATGGGTTGGCCCCTGTCAACTGCTGAATCTTCTCAAGCACAGGCTTGCCTGCCATCTGAGTTTCAATCATCTCCTGATACTTGCTGCGCTTAGCCTGAGACATAGCGTCTTGTGAGTATGCCTTTACCTTAAACATACGGTCCGACATACCGTTGACTACTATATCTACGAACTTTGGTATAACAGGAACAGGTGTCCAATCTAAATTAAGATAGGACAAGTCACCATCAATAGCCAATTCATTTTTGTATTTACCCGTGCCCTGTTCTCCACGAGCATAAAGACGGAGTCTATGGAAATCACGCCACTGATTGTAATATCTACAAGAAGTTCCATCTTTTCTGAACCATTCATATTGAATGGCTTGTCCAACCTGAAGTCCAAATCCATCTGATTCTTTTTCAGCATCAGTAGCAAACTGACTTGGGAAGCTTGTAGACAGTATGTTGATTTCTATATTCTTCATTGAATCAATTGGCTTATATTTCCGTCATTCTTGTACCTTGCGAAGTTAATACTTATTTTGGATTCTTTTTTCTCAGGCATATAAAGATGTTTTTGATTAGCCATAACGGCTAACCCCGAACTTATAGAGGCATCAAACTTAGTCCTGTCATTAATATCAAACTTAGCCCAATCCTCAAGAGTTCTTGTAAACAACATAGACCCCATCTCTTCAGGGTCTCTATATGTTCCCGTTAAGTCCATTCCAATACATTTCTCAATGTATGACTCTATCGCAGAGGCATGAGCCTGCTTTACATCCTCAGATGAGTTTGGTATTCCCCCAAGTTCTCGCTCAGTTTTAGATAGCTTAGCATACTGCTTGTCGGGCCTGTTCATACAGAAACCACGATAGCCTCTGTTCTTAAAGTGATAGAGTAGACGAGGCTTGTTGTTCTCTGCCAAGATAGGCATACCATAAAACACACAAGCCATCAGCACCTCTTCAAAAAATATCTCAGCCGTTTGAGGTCGAGCGATGTATTCCAAAAAGAACTCATTCACAGGAGCCTCATCCATATGGAACTTGGTCATTCCGTGAAGTGAACCATTCGACCCCCTTCCGTCTACAACAGCTGAGATATCATACGAGTCACATCCGAACGAACCTAAGTGCTCATTGCCGGGGAACTTGATTCCATTACGCACGTGAACATTGTTTTGCATCTGCTTTGGAGGAACCCACGTAATTGCAAAACGGCCACGCTTGTCGGGCATGAATATCACCTGCGTATCCTTGATGCCGTCCTTCCACATAAAGCTGCCTCGAGTTACGTGTTGGTCTATTATGAGAGAGTCATTGTAGTCAATCTGCTGATAAATCTTAGTTAGGTTAAACAGGGCTTGCTTGCTCTCATCTCGGAATGCGTGTGATTCTGTTCTCGGGAGCTGACGATAAAATTCATTGAGTGCATCAGAGTCGTGCTTCAATGAATCAACCTCAGCCTCCCAATAGTCTATTGCTCCATTGGAAATCCAATTGCCGTCTACTCCTCTTACTTTCTCTTCAGGCTTTCTAAACACGGGCATACCGTGTATGTCGATAAAGCCTTCCATGTTCCACTCCATTGGAATAAACAGCGAGTACATTCCGCTCTTGGTCTGACCATTAGCGTTTCGCACCCCTATCCGAGAGTCCTCATACAGTTTCTTGAAATTGTCACCACCCTTGCTCAAAGCATTTGAGGTAGAACCCATCATACACTTGCCAATTATCTTACTACCCAAACGTAAACAGGTCTTGGTAACACGCCAATTGTTTAGGATGTTGTTAGGCTTTACCCACTTACCTGATTCATCATGGGCCAAGAAGGCCAACTTCTCACCGTCATATGAGTTCTCTTCTGTATTCTTCCAATCGATAGTGGTATCCAATCCCTCTATCTCATCATCAGAAGACTCGTACATATTCTTCTTTGTAATCTTAGACGCGGGTACACGGAACGCCAACTCAGTCTTTGGCTTGTCCATACCGTCCATGATAGGTTTGAAAAAGAAAGGCAATCTGCTATTGATAGGGACAACCTTGTCGGTGAACATCTTCTTTGCATCCGCACCTGTCTTAGACAGTATGCCCACACGCGCATCACGCGCAAGCGTTCCTATGTTTACGCACTCTGACGATGCCATAAAGGAAAATCCCGAGCGCCTAATCTTGAGGTATATCATACCAAACGCCCTTGGGTCTGCCTTGCACGCTTCCCAAAACAAAAAGAATACTCGATTGGCCTCTCTAAAGTCAGGATGTCCAACGTCAATGCTTGACCATTGAAGGTACATATAGTGAGCGCCTGTAATGTAACAGGGCTTTCCGTTGTTCATAAACCAAAAGCCTTCCTCTCTATAGTCAAACTCCTTCTCGATGTAGTCAACCCATCGGTCCTTAAACTCTTTAGGCTTCTCATTCCACTGAAATATAGACTGAATCTTTGCAAGCTCCTTTGGCAACTCTTGTCTTTGCCAATGCTGTTCAGATGGATTTGAGTGTCTTTGAAGACACTCCTTAGGTTGGGCAGGCAAAGCGATATTAAGGCCCGATATATTTATTATCTGACCAATCTCGCCTGTCTTGGATATTACTACAATGTCATACTTCTCATCATAACCATACGCCCAAGCCTTCGCCTTATTCCTCTTTGAAAGAATAGGTTTGGGTATTAGGTCATGGACCGTAAAATACAATGAGTTATTTAGACCTTCGCTCTGCAAATCCCTGCTTTGTTTCAGTTTTACTTATGCCTTTGTCTATAGCGTTTATGCTTTCTCTCTCCGCTTCTATCCTATTGAGTATCTCAAATGCATCAAAGATTGCCAATCGCTTAGTTGCTGCTGCATTCTTTAATCTATCAGCGGCCAACTCATCCTCGCTGTTGTGCTTAATGATATCCTCTTCTGCAACCTTTATCAATTGCTCAACCGCCTTCTCTGCGGCAGCAATGATTTTTAGTTTCATCTCTCTGCTGTCCATATCACTTCTCCTCTAAAAAGATTACTTGAATCAAACGGGCCTCGTTGCCATCTCCAAAGTTCTCATAGATATTACGAGAGTGAGGAGCGTCTGAGTTAAACGCAATCATTCGATTGAACCTTGAGTATACGGTGCACAATGGCTTTTTGTTATCGTCATATATTGTTGTACCGTCATTCTCAGGATGAGTCTCATTGAGGTATAGGATAACAGTAACGTCACCCATCATCTCATCAGAATGAATGTAGTTTGGCTCTTCCTGATTTAAGGGAGACTTGCGTACAAAGTTCCACTTTATACTGTGGTTAGGAAACATTATCGATACAGTGCGAGCAAACTCATCATCATCTCTTGGCTGTATGTTTTTAAACGTGCGCTCCCCATCATATATATCTTGAAACTCATATTTTAAAATGTCTTCAACATATGCTTTTGCGTCTCTGATTACGCTGTCAAGTGATAGTAAGTTCATAGTTTGATTGTGATTTGGTGGTCATAGATTCGATATAGCTTCTCTCCGCCTACAGTAAACTCATACTCGGTATCAGGAGCAAAACACACAGCGTCTCCCGCTTGAACGCCTTGACTCTTTAAGTACTCGTTTGGATATTTCATTATGCCCATCAACGGCTCTTCAGAAAAAGGCTTCTTGATGTACGACTCAGTAGCGGGGATAGGCTTTACAAAACAATACCTGTCATACGAATGCCAAGTATCTCCCTTCTTGTACATGAAGAATTGGTCAGGCTCAATAAGGAATGTATCTTCCCTAAAGAAACTCCTACCACTCTTGCGGTTTCCCTTAATGTCATTGTAAAACTTGAATGCATTGTGATGCACAAGTAGCGTGTCTCCGGGTTCAATTGGTCCCGAATATCCCAAAGGGGTCTCAACAACCTCAGCATATCTGTTGGAGAACTTGTGGTCCTCCTCTGAGGTACTCACGATAAACTCTACTCCACCTATGTCCTTTGTGTTGTCGTAACGCTTCCCCTTTAATGGCCTTGCCATAAAGCAGAATGGTGACTTCATCAAAAATCTATATTAAATTCGATTGAAATTGGAATGGTTGAGGTGAACTCTTTCCAAAGCACCACCTCTTGTTTTTTATTCATGATGTAAATCTGCACAGATTGACGTTCGGTATTATACCTGATGTGACGTATCTCATTACTATCGCCAAGGATTTTTTGTCCAACGATATAATGCATAGCACCACCCTTGTAATCAGGTCCAACCGATATCTTTCTAATGTCCACGATTAACGAACTCTATTTACGGTAAGGATAGTAGAAGGTGTTGCAGGATGTGGAGCGGCAGCGGCAGCAGCCTCAAGCAACGCAGCATTGG